AAGGTTTCTCAGGTACTAAGACACAGATGGGTGTCAAGATGAGTAAGACAGTTAAAGCACAGGGATGTTCTAACTTGAAGACACTTGTAGAGGATGATAAGTTAATTGTTAAGGATTACAACGTTGTTGCTGAACTAACAACCTTCATTCAGAACAAGCAAAGCTTTGAGGCAGATGAAGGATATAATGATGACCTTGTAATGTGTTTGGTTATCTTTGCATGGTTAGTTCAACAGGAATACTTCAAGGAAATGACGGATCAGGATATCCGTAGAAGAATATATGAGGAACAAAAGAACCAGATAGAACAAGACATGGCTCCTTTTGGTTTTATTGATGATGGATTAGAAGATGATGCTATTATTGATAGTGAAGGAAACGTCTGGACTATCGATATGAATGAGCAAGATCCAGATCAGAGAAGGTTAGATGAGTATGGGGATAGATCTTTTATGTGGGAGTATCGCTGAAGAACCACCTTTTAATAAATAATTTTAGGAAAAAATTGATTTATCATCAGGAGTAAACGCATGGCTAGCACGCTTCTATCGCCAGGGGTAGAGATCCAGGAAAGAGATCTGACTCTCGGTTCGATTGAGACGGTTGAGGTAAACGTAGGTGCAATCGCAGGTCCATTTGCTAAGGGACCAGTATTGACACCAGTACGTATAACGACAGAATCTCAACTACTCGACACATTTGGGGAACCATCTGATGCAAACGCTGAAACATGGTGGACAGCCGCTAGTTTCTTATCTTATGGTGGTGTACTTGATGTAGTTCGTTGTGCTACAAGTGGACAATTGACTGCTTCAGATGACGGTACAACTTCTCCATATCTTCTTTCTATTACGACTAAGGACGTATACGAGGCAACATATTTCGGTGCAAGTGCTAACCCATTTAAGTGGGCAGCAAGAGATGTAGGTGCAGACGGTAATGCTATTAAAGTTGCTGTTATAGACAAAGGTGCTGACGTTTCTTTGAAACTTGATGGTGCTCTAGCCACAACGACCATCGGTACTCAAATTGCAAACACCTCTGCTAACAAGTCTGGATACATCTACGCTTGGGATGCTGGTACTAATACAGTTTCAATAATTACTTCTGATACTTGGACAACTTCCGATGTCGTTGAGAACGGTGTTACCGACCTTAACGTTACTACAATTTCTGACTGGTACGATGCACAGGATGTGTTCACTGGTCTTAAATGGTCATCTATTGGTCCACGTCCAGGAACTTCTACTCACGTAGCAGCTCGCGGTGGCGCAAACGATGAAGTACATGTTGCTGTTTGGGATTCTACTGGAGTAATCACTGGTACACCAAACACTTTACTTGAAAAGTTTACTTATGCTTCTAAAGCAAACAATGGTAAAACTGCTCAAGGTGCTGGTAACTACTATCCACAAATAGTTCTTGATCAATCTAATTTCGTTTACTGGGGTGCTCACGAGACTGCAGTATATGATGTTAGTGCTAATCAGGCTGCTTCTGGTGGTAACATTGCTGGTTCAGGTAATGCTGGTAGTGATAGTACAACAACATTTGACCTCTTCGCAGAACCTACATCTTACACCTTAGCAAAAGGTGCTGAGACTTTAGGTGCATCATCTGGAGAGATCATTACAGGACTTCAAGAGTTCGCTGATACTGAAACAGTTCAGATCGATTATCTTCTTCAAGGTCCAGGAGACATTGCAAACAAATCAAATACACAGGCAGTTGCAGCATCAGTTCTAGCTATTGCTTCTTCACGTAAAGACTGTGTAGGTTTCCTTTCACCTTATAGAGGAGATGTTGTTGGAGTAACAAACTCTGCAACACAAACATCAAACGTAGTTGACTTCTACACTTCACTTCAATCAACATCATTCGGTGTGTTTGATAATACTTGGAAGTATATCTACGACAGATTTAGTGACAAGTATCGTTACGTTCCTTGCAACGGAGATGTTGCTGGACTATGCGCTGCTACCACTGCAAACGGATTACCTTGGTTCTCACCTGCTGGTTTGAATCGTGGTGCAATTAAGAATGCTGTTAAACTAGCATACTCACCAACAAAATCCGAAAGAGATACATTATACCAGAAGAGGATTAACCCAATAACCAGTCTTCCTGGCCAGGGCATCGTACTCTTCGGTGACAAAACAGCTCTCGCTTCACCATCTGCATTTGATCGCATCAACGTTCGTCGTCTATTCAATGTGATAGAAAAGACATTAGGCAACGCTGCGAAGGGGGTACTCTTTGAACTTAATGACGAGTTCACACGTAACAACTATAAGAATGTTGTTGAACCATACCTTAGAGGCATTCAAGCCGAAAGAGGTATCACTGATTTCTTAGTTGTGTGTGATGGCACTAATAATACTGGTGCAGTCATTGACGCTAATGAGTTTAAGGCTGATTTCTACATCAAGCCTGCACGCTCAATCAACTTTATCACACTGACCTTTATCGCTACACGCACAGGTGTTAGCTTTGAAGAGGTCGTCCCACGCAGATAACTAACGGAGCAATCTAAAAATGGCTAAAACTGCACTCGGAATTTTAGAATTCCAAAAGGCAATTAGAGGCGGTGTAAGACCTAACCTCTTTTCAGTAGAACATAAATTTCCAGCTGGAGTAACAGCACCTTCTATTCAAGGTGCTGAAGGTGGTAAAATAGTTCCTTACCTTTGTAAGTCTGCTGCATTACCAGCAACTAACGTAGGTACAGTTGAACTTCCTTTCCGTGGTCGTGTTATCAAAGTTCCTGGAGACAGAACTTATGAGACATGGACATCAACCTTCTATATGGATGACAGCTTTGCACTAAGAGGTGCATACGAGAAGTGGATCCAATTAACTAATGGTGTTGATACTAATACTGCTACTGCAGATATTGTTGACACTTGGGAAGACATCACTATCTCACAACTAGATAAGTTCGGTGGTGAGAAAGGTACTGGAGACGGAAGTCTTAAAGAAATTCGTCAGTACAGATTGGTACAAGCATTCCCAGTTAGCGTATCTCAGATTTCAGTTGCTTACGATAACAACGACTCTTATGAAGAGTTTGATGTTGAGTTCGCTTATCAGTACCACGAAACATTTGGTCCTGGTGAGAACTTGGTAGGTAGAACATCTGATTCCGCCACTTCCTGAACCTAACTAAATAGTACAGGAAAAGAAACCACAAATATTATGGCAGAGTTATTCGGTTTCTCGTTTAGGAAGAAAGTTGAAAAGGAACGTGCTCCGTCACCTATTCAGCCTTCCAGCGAGGACGGCGCAACCAGTTATATTGCGGGAGGTTACTACGGTCAATATCTTGACCTAGACGGTAACTTTAAGACCGAATTTGATATGGTGAAAAAGTATCGAGAGATGGCGATGCATCCAGAAGTGGATTCCGCCATTGAAGATATTTTACATGAAGCAATAGTATCTGATCAGAACGATAGTCCAGTACACGTTAACCTTGATAATCTTGAGGTTAGTGAAAGTGTTAAGGAAATGATCCGCACTGAGTTTGATTATATTAAAAACTTATTTGGATTTGATTCCAAAGCCCATGAGATGTTCCGTAGATGGTATATCGATGGGCGTTTATATTATCATAAAGTAATTAATTTAGATGCACCTCAAGAAGGCATTAAAGAAGTAAGATATATTGATCCATCCAAGATTAAAAAAGTAAGGCAGATTAATAAGCCTAAGACAGCAGATGAATTTATGAAGTATGACTTCGGTTCTTCTGAAGAGTATTTTATATACAACCCTAAAGGTTTAAATAACACTTCTGCTAATAGCGGAATTAAGATTGCGAAAGATGCGATAACCTATGTTACCTCTGGTATCATGGATACGAATAGAAATATCGTGCTTTCTTATTTGCACAAAGGTATCAAAGTACTCAATCAACTTAGAATGATTGAAGATTCGTTGGTCATCTATCGTATATCTCGCGCACCAGAACGCAGGATCTTCTATATTGACGTAGGTAATCTTCCGAAAGTTAAAGCGGAACAGTATCTTCGTGAAGTTATGGGAAGGTATCGTAACAAATTAGTATACGATGCTAACACTGGAGAGATAAGAGACGACAGAAAATACATGTCTATGATGGAAGATTTCTGGTTACCTCGCCGTGAAGGTGGTAGAGGAACGGAAATTACCACACTTCCAGGGGGTCAGAACCTCGGAGAGCTTACAGACGTGCAATATTTCCAAACAAAACTTTACAAATCGTTAAATGTTCCTGCTGGTAGACTTGATTCTGCTACATCATTTAACCTTGGAAGGTCATCAGAGATCACAAGAGACGAATTAAAATTCACTAAGTTCGTTGGTAAGCTCCGTAAAAAGTTCAGCGAACTATTCCAGGATGCATTAAAAACTCAGCTAATACTTAAGAGTGTTATTACTCCTGAGGATTGGGAAGATCTAAAAGAGCATATTCAGTATGACTATCTCTATGATAATCATTTCACGGAACTTAAGAACCTTGAGATGCTCACCGAGCAACTGAATGTAATCACACAGTTGGATCCGTTCATTGGTAAGTATTTCTCTACTACATATGTTCGCCAACATGTTCTAGGTCAGACTGCTCAACAGATGGAAGAGCTTGATATGGAGATGGATGCTGATATTAAGAATGGACTTGCATTACCCCCATCAGAGTTACTAGCAATAGATACTGCTGCAATGGAAACTGACCAAGCGGCCGCGGAAGCAGACGTAGAATTAAAGAAGGCACAGACCAAGCAAGCATTAAAACCCGCGCCTCAAAAGGCGAACGGTGCTAAATAAATTACAGACAACGTTACATTATGGCTACACAAGAACGAGAAATCGTTGATTTACTTTGGGATAACGACAGAGCAGATGCTCTAGATAAGCTCAAAGATATGTTGCAGGTAAAAGCGGCTGCGGCTGTTGATACCAGCAAGTTGGATATTGCTAATCGCATGTTCCCGCATGTGCCTGACGATGGTAAACCAACTGGACTTCCTCCAGAAGGTGAAGCCTCACCTGATGAGACAGCGGATGTGATTAATCGCAATCCAGATGAAAACGAAACCAAGGAAAACGATGATGAGACTGATAACGGAACAGAACAATGATATAGAAGTTCTTACCGAGGATAAAGACGGTAAGAAATCTACGTATATCAAAGGAATCTTTCTGCAGACAGAAATCACTAACCGTAATGGTCGTATGTACAAGTACGATACCATGGCTCGTGAAGTCAACAAGTACAATGAGGAGTTCATTCAACGCGGAAGAGCACTCGGAGAACTTGGTCATCCAGAAGGTCCAACCGTTAACTTAGATCGTGTTTCACATAAGATCGTTGAACTTTACCCTGAAGGTAAGAACTTCATAGGTAAAGCTAAGTTGTTAGAAACCCCTATGGGTAAGATCGCAAAGAACTTGCTTGAGGAAGGGGTACAACTCGGTGTGTCTTCTAGAGGTTTAGGCTCTCTTAAAAAAGAGGGAACTACATCTGTTGTCGCCGATGACTTCATTCTTTCTACTGCTGCAGATATAGTGGCAGATCCCTCCGCACCTGATGCTTTTGTGTCTGGTATCATGGAAGGTAAGGAATGGGTTCAAGTCGATGGACGTTTCAAAGAAGCACAAATCGAAGCTGTTAAGGAAGCCCTTAACAACGCACCCTCACTTGAGGAACTCGCTGAGAGAAAAGTTGCCGCGTTCAACGCACTTCTCAGAAGTTTGTGATTTATAAATAAATTATAGATTTAAACACTAGTTAAAAATCCGTAGGAGTACAAGTAATGTCTAGTATTGATGAAAAATTCCAGAAGGTGATTGCAGAAAGCAAAGCTCCTCAGGAAACTATCGAGGAAGATGCCGCTGTAGGCGATAAAGCCATCAAGAAAGGCGCAGTACCTCAACAGAAATCCGACCTTAAGAATTCTGCCATAGAAGTTGGTGGAAGTTCATCTGAGAATCCAGCAGGACCAGATAACGTTGGAGCAAAAGCAGCAGCCCCAGTCGCTGTTGAAAAAGATGCCTCTATTAAAACAAAGCCAAGTGGTGCTTCACCTAGTCTTCCAGGTGGACTTTCTGCTAAGATCTTTGATGACGTAGAGAAAGACGGAGAGACAATCTCCGAAACAGAAGTCAAAGAAGACATCAGCGCGATACTTGCTGGTGCAGACCTTGACGAAGAATTCCAAAAGAAAGCAACAACTGTATTTGAAGCGGCAGTACATGCCAAAGTACATGAGCAAGTTGCTGGACTTAAGGAAACCGCAGAGACCAGGATCGCTGAAGAGCTCGAAAAGATCAAAGAAGAGTTCGCTGGTCGCGTAGAGAATTTCCTCTCATATGCTTGTGAAGAGTGGATGACAGAGAACGAACTTGCTGTTGAAACAGGAGTACGTGCTGAAGTCACCGAAGCATTCATGGGTGGATTAAAGAAATTGTTTATCGAAAGCAACATCAATCTTCCAGATGAGAAGCTTGATGCAGTCGCTGAGATGAGCGAGAAACTTGATGAAATGGAGACCCGACTCAACGAACAAGTTGATAAGAACATCGGACTGCATGAGAAGGTAGCAACCTATCGTAAAAATGAGATTTTGACAGAACTATCCAGAGGACTTGCAGAAGTTCAGAAGGATAAGTTTACCTCTCTAGCTGAAGCAGTTGAGTTCAAAAACGAAGAGTCGTATCGTGAGAAGCTTGGACAGATCAAGGAAAGTTATTTCGGAGCGAAAGCACCTGAAGTAGCAGAAGAAATTTCCTCTGAAGAGCCACAAGCAAAAGTTGAATCTATTAGTGAGAGCATGACATCTTATGTCCAGCAGCTCGCTAAAAGGATCTAACTGGCTACACACTTAAAAAGTAATACAGGAGTATTCTAAGCATGTTTAATGCAGAACAACTCCAAGAGAAGTGGGCACCAGTACTTAACCATGATGGTCTTCCTGAAATTAAGGACAACTATCGTAAGTCGGTAACCGCTATCCTCTTGGAAAACCAAGAGAAGGCACTACAAGAAGAACGTGCCGTTCTTACAGAGGCACCAACCAACGTTGGTCCTATCAACACACAGACAACAGGCGCAGGTGCCGTATATGGTTTCGACCCTATACTCATCAGCTTGATCCGTCGTGCTATGCCTAAGCTAATTGCTTATGACATCGCTGGCGTTCAGCCTATGTCAGGTCCAACTGGACTTATCTTCGCAATGCGCTCACGCTACACCAATCAAACTGGTGGAGAAGCATTCTTCGATGAGCCAGATGCACAGTTCTCTGGTACTAAGGGTGGAACACCTCCTACAGCTACCACTGAGAAGAACCCAGGTCTTATTAACGATGCTACAGGTGGTGGTACAACATCCACTAACTATGACCTTGCTTCAAGCAAGTTCGGTACAAGCGATCTAGAAGGACTAGGAGATTCTGCTGGTAATGCCTTCATGGAGATGGCATTTAGCATAGACCGTATTGCTGTAGAAGCAAAAGGTCGTGCCTTAAGAGCAGACTACTCAGTTGAACTTGCTCAAGACTTGAAAGCAATCCACGGATTAGATGCCGAGTCTGAACTAGCAAACATTCTCTCAACAGAGATCCTCGCTGAAATCAACCGTGAGGTTGTACGTACTGTTTACCGTGGTGCTAAGCCAGGTGCTCAGGCAAACGTTGCCAACCAAGGTGTATTCGACCTTGACGTTGACAGTAACGGCAGATGGTCAGTTGAGAAATTCAAAGGTCTACTCTTCCAAATCGAA